TGTTCCGATGATCAATTCTGCCATTCAGGCGGTGATCCGGTTTGCAAACGTGGTGGGACAGTTCCTGCGGGGAGTCCTGGCAGGCATCACCGGTAACAAGGGGCTGACAAGCTCTGCGGAAGAGGCCACAAGATCTGAAATCAAGCTGGGTTCTGCTGCAAAGGCAGCCGCCAAGACAGTGAAGCGAAGCCTGGCCGGCTTTGACCAGCTGGAACGGCTGAATCAACCCGCCCGTTCCGGCTCCGGTGGCGGAGGTGGCGGCAGTATGGATATCTGGGGCGGCTTTGCTCCGGATCCCATTTCACCTCAGGTCCAGGCACTGGTGGACAAAGTGCTGGCTGTTCTGGCACCGCTGATGGCCATCGACCTGAGTCCCCTGCGGCTGGCCCTGCAGACCCTGTGGACGGCCTTTCAAAAGCTGGCAGCGGTGGCAGGAGAGGCCCTGAACTTCCTGTGGTACGAGTTGTTGACGCCCTTTGCTGCCTGGATCCTGGAGGTGCTGGCACCGGTGCTGACGGAGACCTTCGCCGCCGGTTTGGGACTGGTGACCGCTGCGATCACACCCTTGGTGGAGGGCATCCGGATCCTCTGGGAGGCGCTGAAACCGGTGGTCGATTATATCGGCCAGGCGGTGGTTACCGCACTGCAGAACTGGCAGCAGCGATTCGAACTTTTAGCGGGGGTCTTTCAGCAGAAGCAGCCTGTCATCGTGGGGATCTTCCAGAACATTGCCCAGATGGCGACACAGATGTGGACGCTGATCGGCCCGGTGCTGACGGCTCTGGGCAATCACTTCAGCACTGTTTTCGGCATTGTCTCCCAGACGGTGGGCACTGCCGTGGGGTACATTCTGGACATGCTCTATGGATTGTCAGAATTTTTGTCCGGTGCCTTTTCCGGAAACTGGCAGAAGGCCTGGGAGGGCATAAGGCTCTTTCTGAAAAGTGCTGTCAACGGCGTGATCACCCTGCTCAACAGCATGGTATCCCGATTGGTTGCCGCACTGAATGCCGTGGTTCGGGCAGCCAACAAGCTGTCCTTCACGGTACCGGAGTGGGTGCCTGTGATCGGCAATAAGCACTTTGGCGTGAATCTGCCCACGGTGTCCACCCCCAAGATCCCTTACCTGGCCCAGGGCGCGGTACTGCCTGCGGGCAAGCCCTTCCTGGCCATGGTGGGCGACCAGAAACACGGCACCAATATCGAAGCACCTCTGTCCACCATTCAGGAGGCTGTGGCACTGGTGATGGAGGACCAGACCGGTGCCATCCTGCGGGGCTTTGAGGCATCCGTGGGCATTCAGAAAGAGATCCTGGAGGCCGTTCTGGGTATCCGGATCGGCGATGAGGTGCTGGGCCGGGCAGTGGACCGCTATCACCGGCGCATGGCGGTCATTCATGGAGGTTTTTGATGAAATTTTTTGAAGAATACAAAATTAACGGGTCCCCACTGCTGGTGCCGGATGCAGATGTGGAGCTGACGCTGACGGACCTGGATTCCGGCAGTGCCGGACGGGATGAGAGTGGCGTCATGCACCGTATCCGGGTACGTAAGCGGGTAAAGACCTGGGCCTTTCAGTATTTTGCTTTAAGCCGGGATGAGTTCCGGTATATGGAAAACCTCCTCTCCCAAAACGCCACATTCGCGTTTTCCTATCAGGATACGGACGGCACGGAAAAGACCTGTAAGGCTTACTGCTCCAATACGGGGCTGACTTACCAGAACGCCAAGCTGGGCCTGTACCGAAACTATAAGTTCACGGTCATCGAATGTTAGGAGGGGAGATATGTACAGACATTTACTGATCCTTCCCGATGGCACGGAACTGTTTTCCGGTCAGGAGCAGGAAAACGCGCTGCAGTCTGTTACGGTTACCCGGTCAGTCAACACCGGAGAAGAACTGACCTTAGGTTCTGTCTGTGCCGGTGAACTGCAGGCGGAGCTGATCACCCCCTATGGCGGCCT